CTGCTTGGCGAACGAACACTGGTATCTCGTTGAGAAAACCAGCGTCCGCGTTTTCGGTGTACGACTGAATGGCGTCGGTTAAGGCAGCGTAGTTCATGTGATGCTTGTCCTAATTGTCCCCAGCGTGGTGCCTGCCACCAGCTGCTTTGAAGGCGGCATTGGCTGCATGCCGATACTCGCAAAAGAAGTATCTGCCGTGAAGCCTACATACACCGTGACCCCCATTCTGGCCTCAGGCCGGGGCTGGTGCAACGCCTGGGGCTCGTTGATGTTTCGTTTTGGCTCAAGCTGCGGGTGCTTTGGCTCATAGCACTCAGAACAGACCTTGAATCCTCTCCAGTCCTTGATGAGCAAATTGAGCTTAAAGCGCTGCCCACACTGGTCGCACAGTGCAATCGCAAACTTGCCCGATGCGTACCCAGCCATCAGTAGTTCCCCGTGTAGGTGGGCACAGCAAAGTAGCTGGACCGCTCACGGTCCTCTGCTGCTGCCCGAGCAAACTCTTCCTCGTAAAACTGCTTGAGAATCTGGATGCGGTCCGGGGCTTTCTTGATGGCCAAATAGTAGGCCAGACCTGCGATCAGGCAGGGCAAGAACCGGAAGGAGATGTCCGCAGTGTTCGTGAACGCCCCAGTTTCTTGGATGCGGCGGATGGCGTAGTAGCGAAAAATGTACTGCTGGGAGGCGTCCGGGGCAGGGTACAGGAACAGCTTGGCGGGAACCGTGCGCTGAACGTAGAACTGCGCAGGGCGCGAGGGCGTGTACTTGTTGGGCACGTGCAGGTACTCTGCACTGCCGATCCGGTCGATCGTGATGTCTTGCTGGTTGGATGTCCCAGCATTGGTGCGGATGACCGCCGACAGCGCGTCCACCGTGTCTGCAGGCAGGTCGTACTCGTGCACGTTGGCCGTCAAAATCACTTGGCGCTGTTCGATCGTCCACAGATTCAGGCCGCGGTTGGCCCACTCTGCAAACATCAAGTTCAGCGATCGCTGCGCTGTCCGGGCGTCATAGCCGTCACGAACCTGGAGACCGCAGCGCTCATACGCTTCGAGGATGATCTCGTCGAAGTCCAGGTTGTAAGCGGAGACGCCAGAAGTGGTCATGGCTTAGTAGATTCGGGCAGAACGGGCACGTGCAGCGCCTACGCCGCGAACTTGCACACGGTCACCTGTGACCGACTTCTTGACGTTTTGAGTCAAGGTGGTGGCTGTAGGACCTGCTGCATCGGAGCCCGAAGCGCTGATTTTGCCGCCCTTGGGCACATCCGACATGGGCATGCCGCCCTTGGCTTTGCTTGATTTCATAGCGTTACCGCCTTTCATGGTTGTTACTTGCCAGCGGCGTCATACGCCCGAATGGCATCAATCTTACGCTCAATCCTGTCAAAACGATCCAACAACTGCTGCATGTCGGACCGGAACTCTGAGCGGGTGATGTGGTCGCGCGCCACCTCTTCTCGGGTCTTGTTCAGCAAAATGCTGATGCGACCGAGCTCGGCAAACTTTTCCTTGATCACGAACCCCAGCAATGCAACGATCGCTGTGAGAACGACATTCCAGACCATCATCTCCATGACTCAGCACTTCCATGCCCGCAGGCTCTTGTTGATACGACTGTCCGGATCTTTGGCGGTCTTCTCGCTTGTCAGCTTGGCTTTCATCCCCTCCATCCGGGCACAAAAGGACGCCTTGCGTCCTTTTGCTTCCTTGGTCTTGGGGGCTGGCGCAGGCGGCTTCAGGTTCATGCCCTGAGCCTTTGCGGAGGCCCGGCCCTTGGCGTTCAATCCGCCTTTGGGGTCCTTGCCTTCCTTTCGCTGCCAAGCGGGAGACTTTGCCATGATCAGTACATCTTGCAGGGCTTATTGCGTGCTTGGCCAACGCCACGCGGGGACACAGAAGACGAAGGCTTCTGATAGTCCTTGCGAGGAGTTTGCTTCGGGCCGCCCTTGGACATGTCCTGCTTCTGAGCACCGGGCTGAACTTCGCCTTGGTACTGGTCATCTGCCATTTTTGCTGCTCGTCCCATGATGGACTCCTTATCCGTAGAAGAAGGTCACCGAAGAGGGACCAGTGATGGTGATGTAGGGGTCTTCTTTGAACACCACGCCGTCGCCTGGAACCAGGAGATAGGTGGAGCCGTTACCCGCTGTGCTGGCAGGGGTGGCCAAGAGAATCTTCTCTTCGCCCCCGGACCCACCATCTTTGAAGGAGATGGAGCCCGCAGTGCCTGCCACGTAGTAAATTGCTTTGATACGAGCACGAGGCAGTCCGATGCCTGTGGCACCGGTCTCGGTCATCGTTTTCGCTTTTACGTCAAACTGAAACATAATCAATCTCCTTTAAAACAGGGGCCGAAGCCCCCGAGATCAATTAGGCAGTGCGTGTGAACACGTATGCAGTTGCGCTGGAGAACATGATGGTGAATCGTGCCAGACCTGTAACGCCAGCGGCAACAGTCAGATCACCAAACGAGCCCGCAGTGTCAGCAGCGGCTGTGGACAAGATACCGTTGACTGCTACAGCAATGGTCACAGCGTTTGCACCAGCTGTGTTGTCGATATACAGGTCCATCACGGTGCCCTGGGTTGCACCCAAGGCTGCGCCCAACAAAGTGCCGGTAGGCAAGGTAATGGTGGTGGCGGCTGCCGAAGTGGAAGTGATGTAACCGGTGGCGACTTGCGCAGCAGTGGCAGTGGCAGTCGCGTTGATCGCGGCGGTAGTGGGGTGGTTCTGGTCAGTGAAAACCAGGTTGGTAGCTGTCAGGTTGGTAGCTGTCAGGTTGGTAGCTGTCAGGTCGGTCACGCTGGTGGTAGCGTCAAACGTAGCGTCAACAGTGACAGCGCCGGTAGTGGGGCTGACGGTGACAGATTGGAAGCCGTTCTGCGAGCGAACTGGGCCGTTGAATTGTGTGGAAGCCATGTTAATTTCCTTTCAGGTGATTGTACTTGAGGGCAAGCCTGCGAACAGAGCTTGTGTCTGCGCCCAGAGCCCTTGCCCGCGCTGCGTAAGACATGCCCGAATTGTTGATGATGTACTCTATCTTTGCAACAAATTTCGGGTCCGCATGACGCCGTGCCATCTGTGCCTCGCTAAGCGTTTTGCGGTATTCGTCACTCTGGTAATCAAATGTGGCAGCACGCCGCCCCAGCCGGATGCGCTCACGCACCGCCTCCGTGTGGGATTTTCCGCGCATCGGCGCTTTTGCAAAATCTGCAATGTTGTAGACAACGGGTTCAGTGAAATAGGCCTCACCACTTATAAAAGCCTCTTCCAACATGTCTAACTCATCTAAGTTGGCGCACCGCACCTCAATCGCGCCATAAAAATTAGCTGCCCCGTACTTGTTGTATGCGTGCTGCAGATGCGTATTACTGTGCTTGTTTCCCCGCAAAAGCCGGAAATGTTCTCGTATGCGTTTTTCCATGTATTGGGACTGCCCAACATAGCATTGGCTGGTCACCGTATTGACAATTTTGTATATCCCGCAACTGTTGGTTTTATATGGCATAAACTACATCTTTGGGTGTTGTGTAGGCCAATATACACCAAAAGAAAAAGGGGCACAAGGCCCCTTTTTCATGTTTCCCGACCGCTTATGCAGCGCCGGGAGATCCGTAAATTCCTCTCGGGTCCGACCAGCCAAACGAATATCGCTCACGGGCCTTATAGCGGACGTTGCCGGTGTCAAAGTCGCCCTCAAAGGCGGTTTTGATGGGCGAACGGTTGAACATCTTCAGGCCGTTAGGCGCGTCGGTGATCAGGAACCATGCATCCACGTCGGTCAGGTAGTGGTTGACAGCGTAACCCTCGGGGATCAGGCCCATGGACTTGATCGCGTTGATGTCGTTGTCAGCAGTGCCAGTGCGCAAAGTGCTCTTCATCAGGCGCTCTGCAGTGAACTGCAGTTCCTTAGGAACAATCATCTTGCGTGCTGTCAAGGCAACCTTCAGGCCACGTTCGTCAGTGAACGCCGCGATGTCGATGATGCCTTGCTCGAGGGATGTCTCGTTCAAGTCAGCAGCCACAGTGGGGCGGTTGGCGAAGTTGGGGCCCAAAGCGGTGGGGTGGGCAGTGGACATCAAAGCCACGCCGTCGCCACCAGCATATTGACCGGCAGTAAAGCCGTTGTTCAACACGGAGGCAGCTTTAACCTGCTTGGTGTTGGCCATGGAACGAGCCAGAGCCTTGGTGTAGCGAGCAGACAGGCGGTCGTAGAGGTTGTCCTCAACGGCTTCTTCTGTCAGCGCGAACGCCATGGCGATGGTTTCGTGGGTGTAGCGAGCAGTGAACGATTCCAAAGCGGTGTCGTATGCCAGGCCAGCGCCTTCGGTCTTCACCGGGGCAGAGCCGAAGCCAGTCAACATCACTTCTTCTTCGAACGCACGATCAGATGTCTCGGTAGAGAAAATCTCTTCGTGCTCGTTCTCGTAGCGCTTGTACTCAATACCGAACAGGGCGTTCAGGCCCGGCTCAAGTTCTTTGACGAGTTGGGAACGGGTAATGGCCATGATTATGCTCCGTCAGATGCAACACCGACGCTACCGTACTGGTGTTGGTTGAGTTTTACAACGACCACTGCATTTGTACCCAACTCATTGTCGGGAACAGCGTAGAGGCCAACGATTTTGAAAGTCAGGGCTGCGTCCTTGGCGATAGAGGCCGAGGCCAAAGTGCCATTGGAGATACCGTTGACAGTGCTACCAGTGGTGGAAGCAGTTGGATCAGCGTTCTTGCCAATGTTTGCTTGAACAAACGCGCCGCTGGTCTGAACCAGGAACAACTGGGAAGGATCGTCCAAAACTTCGCAATAGATTGCGCCGATTTCGACGTTGATGCTACCAGGGTAGTAGTTCTTCCAAGTCGGCTTGTTGGCACGAGTTGGGTCGTTGTACTGGCAACCGTTGAACACGCCCGTGGGGGCGGCATGCGTGGCGGCGTCGTACTTGATGATGTAGCCATCAAACAGAACGACGAGGTCGCCCTGGAAAATAGCTCCGGCCTGGTTGTCGGCGATCTCGTAACCGTATTGCTTTTGTGCACCGGTAGCAGAGAGGTTACCCGACGGACGCAGACCAAAAG